AAAATGTAGAAGCTCTTGAGACTCTAGATGAATACGATGATGCAGATTATGGTGCTTATTTAGAATATACAGAGTTAAAAGATAGATGTATGATTGAGCCTACTGTTCTATACATACACGAAAACCATGAGTTTTTAAGTGAGTTTAAATACTTTGCAAATGCTGATGGTTTAGAAATAAAAGTAATAAATGGAGATACAAGAATATGTTAGGGGAAATAATGCTTTTTATTGTGGTTATAATAGCAATTGGCTCATTACTTGATTCAATTGATAATATTTAAAATAAGACTTGACTTTTATTCAAAAATGTGGTATAAGTCAATAACTAAAATGGAGGACAAATGTCTGATAATAACTTAGTAAATATAAAAGGAATGTCTGATGAGCAAATCATGCAGGCAATAGGTCAAGATGATGGATCTAATTTAGGTACTAACATACCAAGATTAGCTATTAATCGAACACCTGAAGATGACGATGGTAATCAATTACCAGTAGGTCACTTCTATACTTATGATTCAAATGTAGGTCAGAATGTTTTTGGTAAGCCAGTTACATTTAGACCATTCATAAGTGCAATGCAATATATGCATTACGATGCTGTGAAAGGTGAGTATGTAAACAGATCTATTATATTCAAAAGCTGGAAAGAAGAAGCTATTGATATATTAGGTGGTACAAGATGTGGTAAGATATCTTTTAAAGAAAGATCTAATCTTACTCCTGAACAGCAAGAACAACAAAGAACTATCAGGTGTTATAAACTTGTGTATGGTTTGTTATCATTTAAGAATGGTAAAACTGCACAAGGTAAAGAACACAGTGTAGAAAACTTACCCGTGCTTTATAGAGTTACAGGTACAGCATTCTCACCTGTTAGTGCTGCGTTAGATCAATTAAAGAAAAGGAAAAAACTTATGTTTAATTCTTTACTTAACATTGATACTAAAAGGCAGAAGAAAGGTAGTAATGTATTTTACGTACCCGAAATATCTGTAAATGCTGATGCTAATTTGCAGTTATCTGATACTGATATGGATACTTTAAAGGTATTCCAAGAGTCTATTGATGCAGAAAACTTAGAAGTTGCTGGACTATATAATAGTTCAAAAACTAAAAAAGTAAATAATTCTGATAATGTAGATGCTGAGATTGTAAAAGATCTTAGTGATGAATCACCTGAAAAAGTGTTGGCTAGCTAATGAACGATATACTTATTAAAGTACAGAAGTATCTTGATAACGTATCAAAGGGTCCTACCCAAGTAGACAAAAAACTTGTGGAGGAGTTTGGTGAGGCGTGTAAAAACGCCTTACTCAAGCAATTCACTGAGGATAGACGATCAAAGTTTGAAGTTAGAATGTCTAACGTTGGTAGACCATTGTGTCAATTACAGATGGAAGCTAAAGGTATAAAGGGAGAAGGGCAACCCTATAATGTTAAAATGAGAAATACATTTGGTGATCTTATAGAAGCATTAGCTTTATTTGTTATGAAATCAGCAGGAGTAAATATAGAAAATGAACAGAAAAAAGTTGTATATAAATTTGGAGAAAACAGAATTGAAGGTAGGCAAGATGTTGAGATTAATAAAAAGGTATGGGATATTAAAAGTGCATCGCCATATTCTTTTGAAAAAAAGTTCGGAGAAGAAGGTGGCTTTAATGAAGTTGTTAAAGATGATACCTTTGGTTATGCATCACAAGGATTTTTATATGGGGAAAGTCAAGGTAAAGAATTTGGTGGATGGATAGCAATTAATAAATCTACTGGTGAGTGGACAGTTTGTGAAACACCAGCATTACATGATGAATATAAAAAAGAAGCTATAAATAAAGCTGAAGAAAATTATAAAGCATTACAAAAAGGTATACCATTTAAAAGAAACTATGATGCTATTGAAGAAACTTTTAGAGGTAAGCCTACGGGTAATAAAGTTTTGGGCTTTGCGTGTTCGTTCTGCCCATACAAACTTCCTTGTTGGGGAAGTAAATTGCAGTTGTTACCACAACAGCAATCAAAAGGTAAGAATCCTAAATGGGTTTGGTATACGGAAGTTAATAATCCTAAAAAGGAGGAAGAGTTTGCGTAACTGGGTGGATGTTAGTTTTGAGGGGTCTAGCATCTGCCTTTACCTAAAATGTATTGTTTGATAATAAAAGATAATGATACTTGGAGAATATTTACAAATGAAATATGGGACTCAGAAAAAGAAGCAACTGATTATGCAAAGAGAAATAAATTTAAAAAATCTGTTGAGTGGAAAGTTGTACCCTATGATCATAAATACTTTAAATTATAATGACTAAGAAAAAAGAAAAATTAGATTTGCTTAAAGCAATAAAAGTTTTAGTTACACCTTGGAAACTTGGATTTACTTGTGGTATATCCATGGATACTAGAGCAAAGATGACAACTGAGGAGTATGAGTTGTGTTCTACAATAGCAAGAGGTATGATTAAGATGGCAACTACTGACCCCCATTCAACGTTTCTATGGGGACTTCGTGGATTCGCTGATGATAAGAAAAACAATAAGGGAGACTTGACTATAAGTTCTGTTGCAGAGTTTGATGATGCAGATAATGTAGTAGACTTTCTTGAATACTTAAAACAGAAACGTGATAAGGAGTTAAACTAATGGCAACACACTTAGTCATAGGGGATCCTCATTGTACCCCAAAAGCAACCAATGATAGATTTTTATGGGCAGGAAAATTTGCTCGAGATCTAAAACCGAATACTATTATTTGTATGGGAGACTTTGCAAGTATGGATTCACTATCTAGTTATGATAAAGGTAAAAAATCCTTTGAAGGTAGAAGATATAAAAAAGATATAGATCATGCTCATGATGCATTGAATAAATTTAACAAAGGTCTCAATGGTAGACGACCAAGAAAAATCATGCTACTTGGTAATCACGAAGATAGGATAGATAGAATAATAAATGAAACACCCGAACTTGATGGCACAATTAGTACTAATGATTTTCAATTTGAAAAATATGGTTGGGAGGTTTATCCATACCAAGAACCTGTTGTGGTCGATGGTGTACATTATTGCCACAATTTTCCTAATGGTGTTATGGGTAAGCCTATTAGTGGGGACAACATTGCTCGTGCTCTCTTACTAAAAAATAAAGTATCTTCTACTGTAGGTCACATACATACATTTGATTATTCTATGTGTACTACTCCAATAGGCAAAAAAGTAATTGGTTTATCTGCAGGTTGTTATTTGCATCATAAGGAAGATTATGCTAGAGCTACTCAAAGAATGTGGTGGAGTGGTTTAATTGTAAAAAGAAATGTTAAGAATGGAGAGTATGATCTTGAAACAGTTCAATACAATTCTATTAGGAGGAAGTATGGTAGATTTTAAAACTGATTTAGATCATCACGATAATGTAAATTCACCATCACACTATAGATATGGTAAAAAAGAAACTATAGAAGTTATACAGGATTGTATGACAGATGATGAATATCATGGGTATCTAAAGGGGAATGTTTTAAAATATGTTTCGAGATATAAGTTTAAAGGAGAACCTTTAGAAGATTTAAAAAAAGCAGAATGGTATTTAAACAAACTAATAAAGGAGGTCAAATGAGTCACGGTGAAACAATGGAGAAACTTGGTAGAATAATAGCTTTACAAGAAGTTATGATTCATATGCAAGATGAAGTAAATAAATTAAATAAACAATTACAGGAGGCAGAACGTGGGAGCAGTGAAGCAAGCAATAATAGAAGTAGATGATATGGTTTGTGCTAGTCTTAACCAAGGCAGAACATTAAACCAAACTATAAGAGATTTAAGAACAGAGTTTAATAAAAGGGGTAGAGATAATCCATACTTATTAGATGAAGATCTTATTGAAGATAAATATTATCAGTTTAGAGGTGCAGAATGAGCACAAGAAAAAACTTGGTAAAAGCACTGGCTAGAAAATACGAAGCTGCAATAGCAGAAGCCACAGCAACAGCAGAAATATACTTTGATAATTCTGTAGGTATTGGGGAACATCCTCAACATATACAAGAATTAGATAAGTTAATAACAAAGATATCAAATGCACAAGAAAATTTAGATACACTTGGAAAGCATTTTGATTATGATGATATACCATTCTAATATAGGAGGAAAAATGGAGAAAGAAAAACAGAAAGAACAAAAAGCTAACCCTAGAACTTACACTATAAGTTCTGAACAACTTATGGATATTATGAGATACTTAATGTCTAGACCATATGCTGAAGTAGTAAAACTTATGAATAGTTTATCTACCTTAACACCACAATCCAGTGAGGGAAATAGCAATGACGGAAAAAAATAATTTAGATAAATACACTGGAATATTATTTGAATTAAAAATAGGTTTAAATAAAGAAAATGCTATAGTCATTGATTATGGTGGTAAACCTGTAGGTAAAATTCGAGAGGCACTAAAGGGATATCCTTATCATGGAAATTTGTGTGCTGCTGTTATTAATCATGCTAATGCTGTAGGAAAAAAATTACAAGATGATATTAAACAACTTATACAAAAAGTTTAGATATTACTTTTGGCATAACAAAGTTATGGATAAACTAGAAGGTTA